CGCCTCCACCATCTCCTCCGCCACCATCACCACCACCACCTTCGCCCCCACCTTCGCCTCCACCACCATCTCCTCCCCCACCTTCGCCTCCACCACCATCACCTCCACCATCTCCTCCACCATCTCCTCCCCCACCTTCGCCGCCAACGGGGCGCCGTCTTCAAGTATCAGATGAGGTGGTATATAAATATTGTGTAAATACCAAACACGATAATCACGAGGACCATCAGGGCGACAGACTGCTATATGCGATTATTGTTTGTCTATCAGCGCTTGGATTATTCGTCTGTTCTATCATTGGATATTATATTCGCCCACAGACAGTACTACCGGTTCGTGCTGTCGATTTTGGTATGCGTGTACCAATAGATAATAATGAACCTGTAGTCGGTGTTTGATATGCGTGTATAAAAAACTAAATACAAAATGAAAAAATACAAAATACAAAAAAATTAAAGTTGTGATTATTAAAATATTTTTTTTAATTTAATAATCAACCATAAACGGGTTATAATATTTACTTTTTAATATAATTTATAAAGCAAATATGTGTATTTTTGGAGAGCACAATACAAATGTATTAATCTACCTCATCGATATTAACCGAATGAGGAGTTTCACCGGTTGGAACATCTGGAGCGGTAGGCATCTCAGCCATCATTTTATCTTGTAGAGGTTTCATTTTCGTTTTTAGTTCCTCGGCACGAGTTTCATACTCCTCTTTTGTAGCCATTTGGTTCGCATCTAACCATGTTGCTTGTTCGTCAATTACCGCAGTTAATTCGGTTTTCATAGTTTCATCAATCTGCGACGCTATTTTTTCATCGCTTAGGGCGGACTTCATTTGATATACCATACCCTCTAAATTGTTGCGTGCATCCACGATTGCTTTTGCGGTTTCATCGGCTTCTCTAAATAGTTCAGCATCGGCAATCATCTTTTCAATTTCCTCCTTTGTTAGATGTCCCTTATCGTTAGTTACTTTAATTTCCTCTGACTTGCCGGTAGATTTCTCTAATCCAGAGACAGTAAGAATACCGTTGGCGTCTAAATCATATGAAATTTCAATCTGTGGGACACCCCTCGGCATGGGGGGAATTCCTTGAAGTGTAAATTCACCTAATTTGTTATTGTCTTTGGTGAATTTTCTTTCACCCTCAAATACTTGAATGGATACACCAGGCTGATTATCCGCATAAGTACTGAATGTCTGCGACTTTTTGGTTGGAATAGTAGAATTACGCTCAATAATAGTAGTCATAACACCGCCACTTGTCTCAACTCCAAGAGATAGTGGGGATACGTCAAGAAGAAGAATATCATCAATTTTGGAATCAGTAACGCCAGACAGTAAAGCAGCCTGAACCGCAGCACCATACGCAACTGCCTCATCAGGGTTGATGGACTTGTTGAGTGCTTTACCATTAAAATAATTTTCAAGTTGAGATTGAATTTTTGGAATGCGAGTAGAGCCACCGACTAAAACGATTTCGTCGATATTGGATTTACTAATTTTTGAATCTTTAATTACCTGCTCGACGGGGTCAAATGTCTTCCTAAAAAGGTCTCCGCATAATTCTTCAAAACGAGCACGAGAAAGATTTGCCGAATAGTCAATTCCCTCAAATAGACTATCAAGTTCAATTGAGGCTTGTGTTGCGGACGATAATGTCTTCTTTAGATTTTCGCAGGCGGTTCTTAGACGCCTTACAGACCGCTTATTTTCAGTAATATCCTTTTTATGCTTACGCTTGAAATCCAGCGTAAAATGTTGAACCAGACGAGTATCAAAATCTTCACCACCTAAACGTGTATCACCAGCAGTCGCCTTTACTTCAAATACGCCATCTTCAATCGTGAGAAGTGTTACATCAAATGTTCCACCGCCCAGGTCATAAATTAGAATATTTTTCTCTTCCTCCGTTTTATTATCAAGTCCATAAGCAATTGCTGCTGCTGTTGGCTCGTTAATCATTCGCAGGACATTTAGTCCAGCAATAGCACCAGCGTCTTTGGTGGATTGCCTCTGTGCGTCATTAAAATAAGCAGGCACAGTAATAACCGCTGAATCCACAGTCTCACCCAGAAACGATTCCGCTACCTCCTTCATCTTTGCGAGAACCATAGACGAAATTTCTTCAGGTAGAAAATCTTTAATCTCACCTTTATACTTTGCCTGAATAACAGGCTTATCGTCTTTGCTAATAACATTATACGGAAAATGTTTAATATCATTTTTCGTGGCTGCGTCAGACGAAATTCTACCAATTAGACGTTTAGCGTCAAAAATTGTATTTTCCGGATTTTGAGACGATTGATTTTTAGCCGCATCACCAATTAACCGATCTGTATCGGTGAAAGCAACATACGAAGGTGTTGTTCTCGCTCCCTGCTCATTCGGGACAATTTCTACTTGATTATTTTTCCATACCGCGACACACGAATATGTTGTACCTAAATCTATACCGATTGCTACCATATGATAATATTGATTTTATATATTTAACCTATTTTATTAATATTATAATATCCATATATAATATTTATGTCTCGTGTTGGTTGTGGTGATGGTGATGAATATATTCAAAAAACAATTTTTAAATATAAAAAAAAAGTTAGAATACTGGATGAAAGCATTATATCAAATATAATGATGTATGAAAACGCTAAGAACGGTAGTGTTCCGCCACCGATTATTAGACAATCTGGTTATAGTTCTTTTTTGGATACAGATGTATCTACTCATATGGAATCCCTATCACTTCTTACCTGTAATACATGACTTGGGCTGGTTCTGAAAGCACGTCCGATCATTAAATGACGAGATATATTAATACATATCAATTAAATTAAAATTGATAAGAATTTATATTAATAACGATGTATTAATATAAATTAAGATGCTTTCTGCGGTAGAAAATAATAATGTAAGAAATGTTTATCAAGGCATCGCACAACATTTCAACAATACACGAGTATATAAATGGAGTTGGGTGGTAGATTTTCTCAATAAATACACAGGCGATAATCTAATTTTGGATTTAGGTTGTGGTAATGGTAGAAATATGGTTCATAACCATCTCAAGTTTATAGGTATTGATAATTGCGATAAATTCATTCATATTTGTAAGGGTAAAGGATTAGAGGTTTATAATTACAACATTACCGATGTGAGGCTGAAGAGTGATTTGGTTGATGGAATAATTTGTATCGCTGTTTTCCATCATTTATCTACTGTAGAACACCGAATTGAAGCGTTAAAGGAAATGAAACGACTTGTTAAACCTGGTGGTAAAATTTTAATATCGGTATGGTCCATCAATCAGCCAGCCAATTCTAAACGCCATTTCAATAATTATGGAAATTCAATTGTTTTGTGGAACAATTATGGAACAGTTTTTGAGAGATTTTATTACATATTTGAGATTGATGAAATTAAAGAATTATTCAAATCTGTCGGGTTAAATTTGATTTCCCACGAACTCAATTATGGTAATGAAATTTTCACATTAACAACTTAAACGATGTCTTTAAATTTTCGCATTATACTTATTTTTTATTAACCTGCTGTTATTTATTTTTACTTCTAATGTAAATGTAAAATCCTCTATTAAATCATCATTAACTATATTACCATATATATCAACGATTTTGACATTAAAGTTAAGAAGATTTATTACGCCATCATATTCACGAGTATGGTCGTATCTTGTATCTGTTTGTGAAAATATTTCTGTTATATAATTCTTTGTTTGACTTGTGCCGAGAGAACCGTCTATCTTTGCTAAAATTTTTTGACTTGACATATTATTATTAAGGAATAACTTATGTGTCTCAACAATATTAGAGTGAAACTCATCAAGACAAAAAAATAATTCGGCATTACCTTTTGATGTAAAATTATACGGTGATGTTATTACCGAATTATTAAATCTATTATCACTTGGGTCTCTAATTGATGTATAATATGTCGCCGATTTATTATAATCAAAACCTAAAATTGTCGCAAGTGAATAATATTTCGTATAATATGTTTTGAAATCCACCGAAAAATAAATGAATGAAGTATTCTCTGTAATATACGTACTATTTAATTTAAACGATACTCTATTAGAGTTATCATTGATAGAAAAGTTGATATTTTTCATAAAGGTAATATCACCTGACGAATTATCAAAATAATTATTATTTAAATACTCTGAGAGATTATCTGGATTATCATAATAGCCGTCTTCAATAACTATTACACTGGAAAAATCGCAGGATATTACACCATTTGTGCTTATGAATTTCTTGATTTTAAATGTGTTATTTGATTTTGTATTGCTTATTACATAAGGTTTCTTTATATTTATAGATGCTAATTTTATTCTGCTTATATTATTTATAGGTGATGCTAATACAAAATTGCTATTTGTAGCAGGCACAAGTGTATCAATTAAAGAATTATTCCTCGCTCTAAATATGGTATTAAAATGAAGATAATCATAACTATTATAATATTCAATATTGCTTTCGTCTTTTTCTATTAGGTCGTGTATGTTATAACTCCTGTCTCCTTCTAATATATAGTTGTCGTTTTTGATGTCCTGATTATCTTCATCCTCCTCGTCATCATCATCTTCACCATCTTCTACCGCATCGTCTTCGCCATCTGTATTGTATTCTCCCATATTTTCCATAGTTTCAACTGTTTCAATTAAACTACCATAATCAGGTAGAATACTTTCGTTTAAATTATCGTTGAAATCTTCTATTAATTTGTTTTGAATATTATTAAAAAATTCACTTAATTCCTCGTTGTCCTCAAAATATTTTTGATTTAAAAAATTTACCTTTTCGATAATGTCCTCTTTAGTATACTCATTATCCAATTCCAATAGATTAATTAAGTCTTCTATTGAATATATATTCATATCAGTATTTATACCTTCGTCCATGATTATATAATACAGACATTTATTTATTAAATCGTGATATGATTAATTGATTTATAAATTTAAAATAATTAAAGTCTCTATTAGCTTTTATATGATTTGGTATAATTTGAATTCCATGCCCCCTTTTACAATGCTTTGGTGTTTTAAATAATAGATATTCTAATTCCATAATTAGAATATTTTCGTAACTGGTTAAATTCTCTCTGTCTAATCGTTTTTCTGACGTATATACGTATCTATTGTAATTTCTATCATCATATATTTTGTAAATTTTTTTAAAGTCTATACTATTTTTAATAACGCCAAACCCTTCTATCCTATTGGTGTCATTATTCATTTCTATTATAATTAATTTTGCGTAAGGCAATATATTCGGGGTGATTTTGATAGGGCACGAGTATATGCACGGAATACCATATCGCTCTCTATAATTTTTATTTTCATTATAAGTTTTATTGTTGAATCGACTAACGCATACTTCCGCCATCATAACTTATTGTGACCCGTTAAAGCCGTTGATAGTCGTTTATTATATTTACAAAAATTATTCAATTTTATAATAAAAATATAAAAAATTATATTTTTATAATGAAATTTTTCTTTTAATTAACAACTGGATTATTTTTTAGATATTCCTTATGCTTTTCAGTTTTAATGTGGTGGCTTTTATGTCCCCTACTATGAATAACACCACAAACACAAGTTATTTTTTCTTTTTGCTTCGCTGCGTCTTTCTTTTTAACTTCTGGGTCTTCAATCCGTTTTTTATTAGTCTCATATTTTTTCTTTCTAAATTCGGGGTCTTCCATCTGTTTTCTCTGCCTGATACGCTTACGTTCTCTATAATTTTCGGCTTTTTCTTCTGGGGTTTGTGCTGGTAATTGTATGTTTAGTGTTGGCTCAAGTTTTTCAATCCAATCTCTCTCCAGAATTGCTGCTTCATCTTCATCTTCTAAATTTGCAGTTTCTAATATTTCAAAATGCCAATCATCATACCCACCATTCTCTCTAATGAATTTATATACTTTTCTATGATACTGTTTTTCGCTACTATTCTTATTATTATTACATTTAGTCTTATGGCTTATTTTCCGTTTATGAAAATCTCCTGACTTACCTACATATTCGTCGTTAATAAGTGGGTTGTTAGAACGCAATAAATATAAAACTGTGTTAGACCAATCAACAGTCATTTAATACTTTATTATGAAATTTTTATAGTGGTATTTATAGTTTATCGGCGTTGCCTACCAAGTAATACAATCCTAACCTGACGCTGGTATTAGTTGTAATTTCCTCTTTAATAATACCGATTTTCTCCTTCTCTCCAAAGTCGTCTAATATTTTGTTATTAATTGAATAAATAAACTTGTATTTGATAATATCATCATAAACAGCCTTCAAATTTACATCGTAGGTGTCTTTTACTCTGTTAATAATAATAAACCCATCTGTGTTAGAGATATTCAAATTAAGCGAGTTGTTCGTAATTGGGAGTTCTACACTTGATAAATTCTTGTCCTGAATGAAATTGATTTCGCTGATTACTGCCTTTATATTCGAATCGCTGTCTGAAAAAATATCCATAATGATGTTTTCTACAGTTCCAGATGGATAATTAGCCGCATATTTGCTTTTCATCTGGGTGCGTATTTCGTGCTTGATGTCCTTGATATTATCGCTATAAAATGAATATGCAATATCGTTGAGTTCGTCCTTTTTAATACATAGGATTTTATTGGTAGATAGATGATTTTTATATTTTGTCTTGATATAATCACCCAAGATACTCTTGATGTCGTTAATATATTCCCCCATTTATTAAATAATATAATTACTTTAATTTTATATATTAAATTTAACTTATTATAAATACTATAAATATAATATGACTAATTTGATTTATGATTTATTCAACAAAAGTAAATATTTTGTATATTTTTCTCTATTTATAAACGCAGTTACTCTCAATAAAATTAATTACACTTTCACTGGCAAAATTAACCGCACACTGATAAAATATCTATATAATACCATTAATTTAAATGGTTGCATGTTGATTAAATTAGTCCAATGGATTAATACCAACGTTGAATTACTGGACATCGATGATGATGATAATTTTATGGGGTCTTTATTTTCTTCTTTTTATGAGAATTGTAATATTCACGATTTAAATTATACAAGGCAGGTATTTATAGACGAGTATTGCGACGGAGACGAGGAAGAATTTGATAAGCAACTACAATTAGATATATATGCCGACGTCAAATCGGGTTCCGTCGCACAGGTGTATAAAGGCACATACCAAAATCAAACAGTTGCTTTAAAAGTAGTTCATCCAGAAATAGAATATCAGTTAAAAAATCCTATGGTGTTTCTGAATTTTTACAAATTCATGGTGACTAATATTTCATTTTTGAATAAATACGATACGCCCTTTATATTTGATAATTTTTTTGAAAATTTAATAAAACAAGCTGACATGAGAAATGAGTATAGTAATATGATGTATTTTTATAATGAATACAAAGACAATCAGTATATCATAATTCCCAAGCCTATCGCAAGCAGTAAAAATATATTGATAATGGAATATGTTGAGGGTGAAACTATGATTGAAATAACAGATTCAATTATTGAAAAACACAAAATAGCAACACTATTGAATTTATTTATAAAAGATAATTTTTTTTTTAAAGACTATTATCACTCAGATCTACACGAATCTAACTGGAAGGTAAAAAAATATAATGATTTTTATCAGCTTATTATATACGATTATGGTTATATTTCTAAAAATGATATTCAGGAATCTTTTATGTTAGTTACATACTATAATGATACAGTAAATATCGAGGGTTTATGTGCTTGTGTTTACGAACATTGTATTAATGTAAGTCTCACTGAAAAAGAATTTATAAATTCTTTTCATGATTACTTGAACGATTTTAACATTAAAATTAGAGAGCCATTCTGCGACGAAATTATAATAAGGTTGCACAACTTTTTAGTTATCAATAGGTTCACTATTTCTCCCAGTATGTTTGAATTGTTTGTTTCAATTATACTGCTTAAAAAATATATTATAAAGTATTTGCTGGTAGAAAAACTAGGAAATTCTGCTTCTGATACTGCCAATAATATTATTCGTAGTTATTTGGCGACTATTAATTTATGTGAAAAGCACGATATTTTTCCCAAATTAAAAAATTACTATATTGAAAATTACATAGAAAACCCAATTTTCCGGAACACTTACGCATTCCAAAATAATTATTTTGACGAATTATCGGGCGATGATGATGATGGTATGGATATTTAATGAAAACCCGTTCCACGGCAGGTTTTACATAATTCAAATTTGAATTGTAAATTCAAAATAGTATTAATTGAACCCATATTATTAATTGTTTTCCAGCCAGTGCCACTACAATCGGCGCAAACAGTAACAGATTTCCTTAATTCTATATAATATATGGACTTTGCTGGGGTTTCATTAATCATCGGGACAGGCACGGAAGGAATAATTTCAGACCTCATAACATAGTCATCGTAATGATGAAGTTGTCTAAAAAGACAGCTTGATAGTCTCACCTCCTTATTCACCAGTGAAGTTCTAAACATATTTTATACGGCTTGCTATTTGCTAATAAATTTTGAAACTATTCAATTTTTTTTATATTATAATTTTTAACATATAAAAAATTTAAACAAAAAAGGTGTAATCTTTGAAATCCTTTTCTATATAGTCTATCTCTTTTTTGGTTAGATTAAAGAACTCGCAAATAATCATATCTCTCTCGGCACGGCTGGTATTTATCAATTTTGGGAAAGCAGATATTTTAGTTATATCAGGTATGAAACTAAAAGCATACCTCTCGAGGTAACGCATACGATAATTACATATTGAAAAAATGAATAGTGCGAACTTACTTGAGAGAAAAAGTTGTATCTCTCTCAACTCGGCGAGAGAATACTCATTTATTACATAATTATCCCGAGAACTAATACCCATTACACCCTCAATATCTAAATACGGCATTCCATACATTTTGTGGCCAAAAACTAATTTGGGTTTATCATTACAATATTTACATTTAATATCTGAATAATTTATAACGACTTTAGGAGCAAGACCATCAAGTAAGCAAGTTTTTATATTAGGATTTCTCAAATTCTCTCCACTTACATCAGATAATTTCATTTTTAAAGATGGAGTATTGGTTTTATAGAACGAAATAGGTCCATAAGTATCCAGATACGGTTTGATAGTATTTATTATTTTAATACCATTTATGGGTATTGGTTCGTTTATTTTTAATTTATAGTTTATATACTCATTCTCTATTTTATCAAATATCTTGAACGAACTCATTTTATTCTCCTTTGGTTCATAAGTATTTTCAATAAAAAAATAAGTAACTGGTGTTTGTGCCTTATAATTAAACGCTTTACTGCTGTCTGAAGTAGATAGACAAGTGAGATTATGAATTTTCATTTCAGTTAATATTTTATATAATCCTGATTTATCTGGCTTTAACCAGAGAGAAGGGACCACCATATTGATATATCCACCATCGTATAATAGTTCTATGCTTTTTACAATAAAATCAACATAAATCGCTTTACCGTCTTCCGTTTTTTTAATCTTTGAATTCGTGGGAGTTTTAATAGAACCATTAATGTTATATGGTGGATTGCCTATTATAAAATCAAATTTACCGAATGTATTTTCGTCCATAGAGAGAAAACTCTCAGTTATTATGTTTGCATCACTACCGAATAATGATGTCAAACTATCTATATGCGGCTCAAAGATTTCCACCATATACAACATATTTTTCAATATATGCGTCTTACAAGCCTCGTCCGTTTCAAATTCATCTCTCAGATTTTTAATCAATCGGTTCAATAAATTCAAACTGAAAGCACCTTTACCTGCTCCAATATCTAACCATTTCAAGGTTTTATTTTTGAAGAATTTTATTGGTATCAAGTCTAACATGGAATTCACCAATTTTTCTGGAGTATATACTATGCCGTAATTATTTAAATCGGACTTCATAATTGATTCGTTGATAGACATCGAATGTTATATAGGGATTACAAGTTATATTTATACTAAAAAAAAATTTTTCTTTTTTTGTCTTTTATTATTTATTAAAATGCTTCGTTTTCAATATTCTTTAGTTTATTTTCAATATTCTTAATTATGAACCGGTTGTTTTTAACGAGTGAATTAACGTGTGGTAAATAATGTGGTCGCAGCATAGATTTGTATTTCTCTGTTGCGAATTTATGAACTGGAAACCAGCCAATACTTGTCTTTTCATATAGACCATTATCATCATCGTCAATTAATTGTTTTGCCTGACTTTCAATAAATTTGTTATTATTGGCGAAATATGTTGGTAAATCATAATTGTAAGTAGCCCTATAAATATATGTAGTGTATTTCGCATAACTAATTGATAAAATCATATTGTGAGTTACCTCTTTTTCCATATCTTCTTCTGTCCCTAAAAATCCGTTTAATTCTTCTGTTCCCTCTCTAATTGCTGTCTTGAATGGCTTCTCGTATTTATGTGCTCCACCACCAAAATCAGACCATAGGTTATTATTGTATCGTTCTTGACCTAATAGAATGTATAGTATTCCTTTGTGTAGTGCGACTGGTAGAATTCCTGCTCCCATTATATATATTATTGTTGATTGTATAAAAAAAACATAGTTTTATATCAATTTTTTTTTAATTAGGTTTTTTTATATATTCATATATCGTGATTAAAACAAAAAATCGTCTTGATTTTTTGTTTTTTTGGTGTGGTAGATAATACATTATCAATTTACTTGGCTGGGTCAGTCACAGCAGCGAATGAGACACGCTTGTTGGAAACCTCCATATTCACGGACACAGAGGGAATTGCGATGTCCGCAGCAGCGGCGACCTTCACATCCTCGGTCTTGATGACCTCGTATGCGGGGTTGGTTACACGACGGTGAGCGTTCTTGTTCGCCAGAACAGGCCAGAACTTCTTGCCCTGATACACGAAGCGAGACTTGATGTCGATGTTCTTGATGTTCTCCTGGAAGGCAAGCGATTGCTCGTTGTCAAACCACTCGTCAAAATGAACGAATGCCTCGCGGCGGTCGCCCTTTGCGACATTCTTAACAAAATCAACCCTCATAACCTTGCCGATGTGATGTTCAATAAACTGCTTCGTAATGTATTCCTCAGTGTGGTAGCCCATGATTCCCGAGGGAATGTAGAGGGAGAGCACTTCGGTTTGCGTAGACATATCTTTCAATAAAGGGGTTTTGGTTAGTTGTTAATATTATAAATTTAATATTACGTATTCAATTTTTTTTTGGTCTAACAAAAAAAATTGAATTTAAATTATATATTTTTATTATACGCATATAAGCATGACTGTTGATTGGTCTAACACAGTTTTATATTTATTGCGTTCTAACAACCCACTAATTAACGACGAATATGTAGGTAAGTCAGGAGATTTTTATCAGCGGAAAATAAACCATAAGAGCAGTTGTAATAATGAAAAGAGTCCAGAATATAATAAAAAGGCTTATATATTCATTAGAGAGAATGGTGGATTTGATAATTGGGATTTTGAAATATTAGAAACGGCAAATTTAGAAGATGAAGATGAAGCAGCAATTCTGGAGAGATATTGGATTGAAACACTTAAGCCGACACTAAACATACAATTACCAGCACAAACTCCTGAAGAAAGAGCCGAATATAAAAACAACTGGCAGCGTATCAAATACAAACAAAATAGAGAAGACCCAGAATTTAGAAAGAAACACGCAGAGAAAAGTAAAAAAAACAGGGAAGACAATCCTGAAAAAACAAGAGGACCAACTGCGAAGAGGCTTGAAAAAATAACTTGTATTTGTGGAACTATTCATAGTAGAACCAACCAAAGCACTCACCTTAAAACTGATAAGCACAAAAATTTTGTAAAAAATAATCCGGTTGTTAATTAAACTATAAATACCACTATAAAAATTTCATAATAAAAATATAATTTTTTTAAAAATTGATAATAAAAATATAAATTTATAACTAATCATAAACTATTGCATTAACCCATATGTTTAAGCGTAAAATTGAGGATAGCGTACTACCACTCAACTGTAAATGTGGAGTGATTAATATATATAAAAATCCACTTAACACCGACAATATAGGTATGTACGGAAATCATATCATATTTAATAGTAATGTAATAAGTGAAACATTAAATATTATTTTAAATACAATTAAAGCGATTGTAGAAGTGAATAATATTCATAAATTACCCCCGTGTGTATATTTACATATTGGTTCATATGGTGGTTCGTTGGAAGCTCTTAAGTCATTCACAGTTGATAAAAATCGTTTATTTCCTGAGGTAGAACTTATTTCTGTTATTGAAAAAAACTGTACTGATGTCGGGTTTTTACTGGCTGCGGTATGTGATTATAGAATCATCAAGAAAAATACAATTTGCTTTATGTCTCGTTTAGACCGTGGCCCAGAGACCATATATTGGGGAGCATATAAACAATTTCCTCTTGGTCTACCCAGCGAGTTTGAGTTATTACATCTGTTAGAATACATATTTGACAGATGTAAATGTAAAGTTACAAAGGAAAAACTACTCAAATATTTATCATATACTAATACTTGGAAATCTAAAAAAATGCTTCAAATTGGTTTTGTTGATGTAATCTATTGATTTAATTATACAAACATTCCCACGAAGCCACGAAACTCCAATCCATATTATTTAGACTTAGATGCCTACCA